GTCGCCTACCACAAGCGGCGCCAGCGCTGGGCTTGCATTGTTGCTCATCGCAGAGCTGGAAAATCCGTAGCCTGCATCATGGATCTTATCCATGCGACTCTGAAGTCTAAGAAGAAGGACGCGCGCTTCGGCTACGTCGCACCGACGTATACACAGGCCAAGGATGTCGTCTGGTCGTATCTCAAAGAGTATACACACCGCATACCAGGCGTTGAGCTTCGTGAGAGTGACCTGTCCGTTATCTTTCCGACCGGCGCGCGTATACGTTTGTATGGCTCTGACAACCACGACAGGTTACGCGGCATCTATCTCGATGGCGTTGTGATGGATGAATACGCCGATATGGCGCCGCAAGCCTGGGCACAGGTTATTCGACCAGCGCTCGCTGACCGCAAAGGCTGGGCAACATTCATCGGCACACCGAAGGGCCGCAACTCCTTCTTTGAGATCTACGACTACGCACGTAAAAACCCCGATGAATGGTTCTCGCTCGAGCTGCGTGCCGACGAAACCGGCATCCTCGATCGGGAGGAACTCGAAAGCGCGCGTCGCGTTCTTACGCCGGAACAGTTCGCCCAAGAGTTCCTCTGCAGCTTCGACGCCGCCATCGTCGGCGCTTACTTCGCGAAGGAGCTGGACGAGGCGCAGAACGCCGGTCGCATCGGTGACGTGCCCTACGATCCGCTGCTCCCCGTTCACACCGCCTGGGATCTGGGCGTCGGAGACAGCACCGCCATCTGGTTCTTTCAGGTCTCCCGCGCCGAGGTGCGTGTGATCGACTACTACGAGGCATCCGGCTACGGCCTCCCACACTACGCCGCAGTGCTCACCTCGCGCGGCTACACCTACGGCACCGACTACCTGCCGCACGACGCCCAGGCGCGACAGCTCGGCACTGGCAGATCGCTGTGGGAAACGCTGCACAGCCTCACCAACCGCATCCCGCGCGTGCTCGCGCAACAGAACCTCATGGATGGCATTAACGCCGCGCGCATCAGCATCGCGTCCTGCTGGTTCGATGCATACAAGTGTCATGACGGCCTCGAGGCGCTGCGTGCCTATCGCGCCGACTACGACGACAAGCGCAAGGCGTTCACCGACCGACCCCGACATGACTGGGCCTCGCATGGCGCCGACGCGTTCCGCTACCTCGGTCTCGCCTGGCGCCAGATGCAGCCTGAGAAGCCGCCGAAGCCGCCCGAGGACTCATGGGACCGCGCCTTCGCCCGCGCATCGCAGAGCACAGTTGAGTCGTGGCGCGTAGCATGAGCGACGATGATAGGGTCGTGCTTATTTCCTGCCATAAGTGCTGGACTCGCCGCCGTTGGCCTGTGTCTGTGCCAAGGGAGAGCCCTGATGCGTTCTGTCGCAGCCTCAAATGCGAGTGCGGCGCAGGCTATCGCAGTTTAGCCATTGGTCGCGGTGATGTGGCGCGTCTGCGCGCGATGATGGAGGAATGGTGGAATGAGGAGGCGTCGTCGCGCAACCGTCGCTCCCGCAAAGCCGCTCCGCGTGCGGCTGACCAAGGCGGACTGGGCACAGGTCTTACGAGCCAGGGCGTCGATGGCGGCGTTCGATGAGATGCCGCAGGCGTGGCGCCGGTTCTGTGCCGACTACCCACGCACGGCGCGCGGCTCCTCACTGGCCGGCGTGCTGGACGCGGCTGGGGGAGACGTGCAGAGGGCCCAGCGGTCGCTGCGATACCTGCTGCCAGTGAGGGACGCATGAGCGACGACAAGCCAGACACCACCACGCTGCCTGCCCAGCGGCCGCCCGACACAATCGCCAGCGTGGTTATGAGCCAAATAGGAAGGCTCTGGTTCTATCCGAAGGCACCCGCTGGCGTTGGCCGCTGCGCCTCCTGCGTGCCTTACCGAATGCCTCATCCTGATTGCCAATCGTCCCATCCGACAGCGTGGTGGTGGATCACCAGGAAGATGAGCGTGATGGAGCGGCCATGACTGACACCACCACGATGAGCGGCGCGCAGTTCCAGCGCGCGGTTGGCACCGATCCAGCCAAGTGGGCTGAGGCGTTCGTGCGCTCAACCGCTGGCGAGATGAGTGAGGCCGAGATCCTGGAGCGCGCGTCGTGGGTCACGCCGTGGTTCCGAGACTACGCTGAGGTGTGCGTGGCCGAGGAGGTGGGGCGCGTCACCGCTCCGATCGTCGCTGGTCGGGACAGACTGGGGCCGGGGCAGGGGTGAGTAGCATGACGAGTGAGGCACCCGACCACGAAGGCCGCGCCGCAGCAGTGGAACTGGTGATCGGCGCGCTCATGACCAACTACTGCCGCGATCCTGCACACCCGACGCTCGACGAGATGCGTGTCGTATCTGCCGAGGTTGCGGCGATACTCAAAGCGGTGCGGCATGACGACTGACGCGGGGCGCCCTGTGCTCGACTGGTGCGCGCAAAAGACGGTCGTGGAGCTGATCGAGGAGGCCAAGTGGGCCGTCATGCGATGGGAGTTGTATCGCAGGCTCTACGAGGCGCTTGATGAATGGGACCGCCAGCACAAGGATTGAGTCCACAAAGGGATATTATCGGTCGGAACAACCGCAGCGCTAAGGTCTAGACCAATCGCACGATTGGCGAGGCGTCGGAAAACAGGGCCGACTGCGAATTTAAAACGGCAGTTCGGTTCATAACGGCAGCAATGCACCATGCCAGACAACAGCCTAGCACCACCGAACATGCCGTGGCTGTGGCAGCCCAACAGCCCCGTGGGCCAACCCAACGGCCTCGGGCCGCCGATGCTCAACTACGCCGCGCCGCCCAGCCCCACGAGCCAGGGCGCAGGCGTGGCAGCAGCGGGCCGGCAGGCGTGGCAGTGGCTGCAGGACCAGCGCGCCGAGAGCACGCGCCAGGGCCTGCTCGATCCAGACACCGGCCTGCCAACGCAGAAGGGCCTCATCCAGGGGGTCGGACAGACCGCACAGGGCGTCATGATGGGCACCACCGCGCCGGGTGACGTGCCGCCCCCGGGCATCGTGGCGTATCACGGATCACCAGCAGACTTTAACCGCTTTGACGACCGCTTCATCGGCACAGGCGAGGGCGCGCAGGCATACGGCAGAGGGCTTTACTTCGCGGAGGGCGAGGGTGTGGCGCGGCAGTATCGCGATGTCTTAGCGAGTCGATCCGAAACGGATACGCCTGAAGGGGTGGCGAAGTTCTGGGCAAATATGCAGGGCGGGCATGAAGGAGGGATTTCCCATCTTGAGTTCGTGCAACGCCAGATAGACCAATACCCTAATAATTATCCGCCAGGCGAAGCGGATAAGATCAATCAGGCAATTCAGTATCTCAAATCGGGCGGCGACTTAAAACCTGCTGGTGGCCACATGTATCAGGTGAACATCGGCGCTGATCCGGAGCATTTCCTCGACTGGGACAAGCCGCTCAGCGAGCAGCATCCGGCGGTGCAATCTCTCGTTCCCCAAGTGCCTGACGGCGTGACGCGCCTGCCAAATGGACGCTGGGGGACAACATTAAACGGCAACGTCATCGGACGCCCTGATGGTTGGCCGGATATGTCTACCGCGCAATATGTCAGCAAGACGATGCGAGACGATCTAGGGAACACGTCGAATTGGACCGGTTCTGACTTGCATAGCTACCTAGCTAAGAATAACCCAGGCGCACCAGCAGCGCCCGCTGAGCAGATGCAAGCCGCTGGCATTCCCGGCATTCGCTACCTCGACCAAGGCAGCCGCGGCGCTGGCCAAGGCACGCACAACTACGTCGTGTTCGACCCCGCCACGATCGAGATACTCCGCAAGTATGGCCTCGCCGGCCTGATCGCAGGCGGGGGCGCCGCAGCCGCCGGAACCCAGCAACAGCAGCCGAGCCAGTGACCCGCCTCGACGATTTCGACCGGCTGGAGTGGTGGGACGTGGCGCGCCGCATCAACCCGCGCATCACCTGGGCCGAGTTCCTGCGCCAGTGGGCCGAGTTCCAACGCCTCAAGGCCGCACGTAAGGCGAACTGACGGCATCACCCGTCCGACTGCTCTTCGGCCTTTCGCTGGTTTTCATACATCTGATACGCTTGGTGCCACGCCTCGCTGTGCTTGGGATCGACTGAGAGAGAGGCGCGGCGCGCGAGCTCCTCTCGCCGCTCACGCTCAGCCTTCTGACGCAAGGGTTCATCTTCCCACCACTTGCGCTCCTCGTATTCACGCAGCGTTTCAGGGCCGAAGCGGCGTTGATACAGAACCGACAGGATGTGGCTATTAACCCAGGACCGGGAGCGGCCGAAGCGATCTGCCAGCAGATGATAGTCCCGCGCGCCCTCGACATACGCCTGCCACACAGCCTCACCGATCCGCTGGTTCTCAGCCCGCCGTAGATCGGATTTCAGTGTCTGCTTCGGACGCGCCTTCTTCGCCGCAGCCAGCCTGACCAGTGCCGCGTCATAAGCAGCCTTCGCCTCGATGTATTCCCGCTCCGGATCATCCGACATCGGAACCTCCCTCACATCCCATGAGTGATACCGCCATCCATCTCCACATACACGGCGACCGCGGCCCCGACACGCCGCCGGCGATCCGTGACCTGACGCCTGGCGATCCGGACGCTTACCCGAGGGATCTGGACGACCTCCACGCCCGCCTGATCCGCTGGTTCGAGGAGAGCGAGCTGGCGCGCCAAGACGAGATCGACCTCGCACAGCGCGACCGCGAGTATTTCGACGGCTCCCAGTGGACGCGCGACGAGCTGAAGCTGCTGAAGGAACGCGGCCAGCCAGCGATCGTCATCAACAAGGTCGCAGATAAAGTGCAACTGCTGTGCGGCATGGAGCGCAAGGCGCGCACGGATCCGAAGGCATTTGCGAGAACGCCGGCCGAGGAGGATCGCGCCGACGCCGCCACGCAGGCACTGCGCTATATCGCGGACGACAACGACTTCTCCATCGTGCGCAGCGAAGTGTTCTCCAACATGCTCATCGAGGGCGCTGGTGGCGCTGACCTGGGCCTCGAGGACGACGGGCAGGGCTCGTGCAACATCACCATCACCACCATCCCGTGGGATCGCATCTGGTACGATCCGCACAGCCGCTCGTATGACTTCAGCGATGCGCGCTACAAGGGCATGGTCATCTGGACCGACCGCGATGCACTCGAGGAGATGTATCCCGGCGAGGATGTGCAGGACGTAATCGAGAGCAGCTTCAGCAGCACGGACTACCAGTACAACGACCGGCCCGAGACCGCGTTCTGGACCGACAACAACCGCACGCGCATTCGCCTCGTCCAGTGCGACTGGTCCGAGCGTGGGACGTGGTGGCGCGCGACCTTCACCAAGAGCGGGCTGCTGGCTGCACCACAGCGCTCCAAGTTCAAGGACCGCAAGGGCAAGTCGTGCAGCGGGCTGCTGCTGCAATCCAGCTACATCAATCGCGAGAACCAGCGGTATGGGATGGTACGTGGGCTCATCAGCCTGCAGGACGAGATCAACAAGCGGCGTAGCAAGGCGCTGCATCTGTTGTCCGTGCGCCAGGTCATCGCAGAGCAGGGCGCGGTGCCGGACGTGGACAAGGCGCGGCGTGAGGTTGCCAAGCCCGATGGCTACATCGAGGTGATGCCGGGGCTGAAGTTCGAGATCGAGCAGACCGCCGACCTTGCCGCCGGTCAGTTCCAACTGCTGCAGCACGCAACCGCCGAGATGCAGCTCAGCGGGCCGAATGCAGCCATGTCAGGCACTGATCCGCGCGAGCTGAGCGGCAGGGCCGTGCTGGCGATGCAAGCCGGCGGCGCAGCGCAGAACGAGCCGCTGGCCGACGCGCTGCGGTTCTGGAGCAGGCGGGTTTATGAGACGGCGTGGCAAGCAGCTCGGGAATACTGGACTGGGGGGAAATGGGTCAGGGTCACGGATGACCTGGGGGAGACAAGATGGGTTGGGATTAACCGACCCGTCAGACTGATGGATCGCTTGGCCGATATGCCGGAGCAACATCGGGCTATGGTTATGCAACAAATGCAACTACAACCAGGTGATCCGAGATTGCAGCAGGTCGTGGGGATTGAGCATGACATTTCGGATTTGGATGTAGATATCACCATTGAAGAGGGAATTGATATTCCATCGCTACAGGCGGAAGAATTTCAGTCGCTAGTCCAACTGGCTTCGGTGCAGCCTGGATTGATCCCTGGCGATGTCTTGATCGCGGCCTCAGGGCTTCGGGATAAAGATATGATATTGCAACGGATGAAGGAACATCAACAACAGCAACAGCAAGCCCAACAACAGGCAGGGCAGATTGCAGCCCAGCATGGGCAGGCCCAGATAGCGGATCTGCAATCTAAAGCTGCTGCAAACATGGCTCTCGCCAAAGAACGCAACGTGAGCGCGGCCTCGACCATTCACGATGCCCACAGAACTTTCATGGGTCTCCCGGACGATAATGCCACCCAGGTCAATCCGCCGCAGGCCGAGAACCCGGAGCAGATGGCTCCCGATCTTCAGTTGGCGCACCATTTAGCTGACCTGTCGCAGAAGCGAGCCGATACCGAGAAAACCCACGCGGAGACATTACTGACAGCCGCGAAGATCCCGGCCACAGCGCAGAGCACGCTGCATACTGCCGCGCAGACGATCCATACAGTCCACCAGGCTCACAACGTGGCAACGACCACCAACAGGTTGATGCGTACTCCGATCCCGGAGCCCGCCCCGCCCGGTGGAGCGCCCTAGTCGACACGCGCAAACTCCCCGTGAAGCCGTTTAGCAGCCTCGACATAGGCTGCGTGAGCCTCTTCCGGGGTACCGAAACATCCGATGTGGGTACGCCGATAGTTCGCTGTGATATAGGCCGTCCATCTGTTTCCGCATCTGGTGACGCCCTTAAATCCGCTGGTGTTCGTCGATCTCATAGGGCCGTTGCAGCTATTCTGCTGTCGGGTTGAGTCTCGGAGGTTCGTCCAGGCATTGTTGCTTCTGTCGGTGTCGATGTGATCCACTTCGCCGCCAGGAGGCCATTCGCCGGTCGTCCACAGCCACGCAAGACGATTGGCGCGCTGGTTAACGTTATAGATCATGATCACCGTGTATCCACCGCTAGGATAGCCGGCCACCTTGCCTGCCCAGCGCGTGTTCCATGAGTTCGTCATGTCGGCCCGGCGACGCCACGTAAAAACACCCGTTTCCGGGTCATAGGTCAGAGCAGCGCGAAGTTGCTCAGCGGTCAACGAATTGCGTAGGTTCTTATCAGCCATGTCGCTTACTCCAGATAGCGTGATGGTCAGAGGCGCCGCCGGTGTTTGCAGCACTGGCGGTGTCTCGCAGCATAGGGCAGTCAGATGTCTTTGCTAGTCATAATAATCCTGGTCATTCTGTTATTCGGAGGACTGGGAGGCGGGTACGTGGGCTATAACCGTGGGTATTATGGTTATGGCGGGTTTGGCGGAATAGGTGCCGTTGTCCTCCTGATAATCGTCCTGTTCCTTCTGTTCGGCATCGGGCGCGGGCCTTACTGGTGAGCCACGGGGCGCTGCTCGGGATCATGGTGCTGGCGCTGGTCGTGCTGCTAATCACCGCTGTCACATGACCCAACCTCTTGGGGATGGATGGGTTTGTGCAGGTGGGCTCTGGATTGTCCGTGTGGGCGTTGTGTGCCCTGTCTGCGGCGCCCTACCGAATGGCCGTTGCCTGCGTGACATCGATGAGTTGGGACCGACCGTGGCCGACTTTCAGCGCGTAACACCAACGTTGCGTGACGACAGGCAGGGATAGCGAGTAGGGGCGGCTTCTGGCGGTTACCGCCCGCTACTCTCCCGCGCGCCTTGCACGGACGCGGTGCACCACCACAGCACGGTCGAGTCCAACCCGCAACGACATACTGAGGTCCAATGGCAATCCTGACGGTCAGCAACGGGCAGAGCATTCAGGACGCGATCAACGCCGCGGCATCCGGTGACACGATCGACGTGCAGGCCGGGACGTATGTCGACCAGTTCCTCACCATTCGCACCTCGATCACGCTGCAGGCGGTGGGCGGCGAGGTGCTGATGCGGGAGACCACCAGCCCGCCCAACGGCAAGGCGATGATCACGGAGAGTGGCGCCAATGTCGCGATCAATGGGTTCGACATTAGCGGGGTGGCTGTACCGGACGGAAATGGCGCTGCGATCCGCTACGAGGGCGGCAGCCTCTCGCTGTCGAACGACTACTTCCACGACAACCAAGAAGGATTGCTCGGCGCCGCTGATAGCAACGGTTCAATTGCCATCGACCATTCAGAGTTTGCCAACAATGGCGATGGATCTGGATCGACTCATAACATCTACGTCGGTGCTATTGCATCCTTCACCCTCACGAACTCCTACGTCCACGACGCGATCGTAGGTCATGAGATCAAATCCCGGGCTGTCAGCAACACCATCACCGGCAACCGCATCTTCGACAACGGCGGCAGCGCCAGCTACTCGATTGACCTACCGAACGGCGGCAACGCCACGATCAGCGGCAACACGATCGAGCAGGGGCCCAACACCCAGAACCCGTTTATCGTGGCCTATGGAGAAGAGGGCGCATCCAACCCCGGCACCAGCTTTGCGATCGCCGGCAACACCATCATCAACGACGATCCGTCCGGTAGGTTCCTGCTTGACGCTGCGACCCAGCCGACGCTGAGCGGCAACAGCGTCTGGGGGCTTCCCGCGGCCGGCGACACTGTGCTGCTGGCCAGCCGGCCCACTCTCGATACCAGCTCGCTCAGCTTCATCAGCAATCCGGGTGGTGATCCGCCACCCGCCCCACCGCCGGTCTCTGAGCCACCCCCGGCGCCACCGCCGCCATTGCCACCACCCGAGCCACCGCCGCTGCCGCCCCCGCCAGAGCCGCCGCCTGTGCCGCCGCCCGTGCATGGGCACATGGGGCACCACCATCAGCTCGCTGCTGCGCTGCGGGACTTTCTGGCGCCGCACATGTAACGACGCAACGACGCAACGACGCAACGACGTAACGACGCAACGACATCAACACATGGAGAATTATGATGGCTAGAGTTCACGTCATGGGCGGCTATTTGAACGTCGAGGGGATGAGCGGCGAATATCCGGACCAAGGGCTCCCGGGCGATCAGCCAGGCATCGACAACTCGTTGCCAATCCCGCCGCCACCGCCTGGCATATGGCCGCCTCCGGTGCCTGCGCATCCCATAGTGCCGATCCCACCTGGAGGCAGCAAGCCGCCGCCTGGCACGATCTGGCCCAGCCCTGGCCATCCAGCGCATCCGATTGCGCCTGGCGGGGCACCACCTACAGCCACCCATCCGATAGCTCCCGGTGGCTCGCCGCCGCGCCCTGATCAGACGTTGCCTCCTACCGGCATGGACCCGCACCCGTCGCACCCAATCGCGTCGGGCACATACTGGTGCCTCGTGTATCTACCGGGCTTCGGTTGGAAATATGTCGTCATCGATCCAAGTCTGGAGATCAACGCTGAGCCTCCGGCTCCACAGCCCACGCCAACGCCGCACAAGTAGAACAACAAACCCACAGGGGCTTCACGTCATGAAACACGCACTGCTCGGCGTCAGCATCATCGCGGCCGCCATGTTCTTCCACGCGCCGGCCAATGCCGTTGTCGTTCTCTCGTTCGGCCAGACTGCCGGCACGCCGATCACGGCGACGGAGAACGGCGCGCAGACCGCCACCACGCTGAGCGCGACCGATGCGTCGATCAGCATCACACAGATCGAGAATGGCAGCCCGACCGCGGCCTTCTTCGACCTGAGTGCGGCCTCGGTGGGTGCCGCCCAACCGATCCTTGGTGGATCCGCGCAGAAGTTCAGCGGCACGTTCAGCATTACCAGCGCGGCGGGCGGCGGCGGCACCAACTACCTGTCGGGCACATTCGCCGACGTGACGTTCGGCAGTGGGGCCGGTGGCGCGCTCGCCGTTGGTGCCCCGCCTGACAGCCTGACACTGACATCCGACGTGATCACCGACCTGTTCAATCCGAGCGCGGTGGGGTTGGCGTTCGCTGGCATCACGCCGGCATTCCAGATCGTTGGCACCAGTATTGGCTCGTTCACCGCGTCCGTGTCGGGGACGTTCTCAGCATCGCCTGCCGCGGTACCGGAGCCGGCGAGCCTGGCGCTGCTTGGCGTCGGGCTGCTGGGATTGGGGCTGGTGCGGCCTCGGCGCGCGTGAATAACGTTGCTAGGATCTTCACCGTGATTGATCACCTCGAGAGCCTGCGCAAGCAGGCGACGGTGGAGCGTTCGCATTTCTATGTGAATGAGACCGCGATCAAAGCGATCGAGCTGCTTTACGAATATGCCGCGACGTTCAAGCAGGAGATCGCTGATCCGGCTGCGGTGTATCGGGCCTATGAGATGCCTAAAGAACGGTGACCGAGCAGGAGCGCGCCAACGGGCTGCTGGCGGGGATCTCGGAGCGTCTGATCCGGGTGTTGCCGCCAGCGTTCCTGATGCTGATCGTGCTCAACATCGTGTTCCTTGGCGTGTTCTGGTGGGTGTTCGACCACAACGTCTCGGCGCGCACCGAGCTGCTCAACCGGATCGTGGAGAAGTGTCTGCTGAGGCCATAGCCGCCTCCTGCTCGCGGTGTACCTTATCGAGCAATTCTGCCAGCGTCGGTATCAGCTTCGGGGGGCAGGAGGAGCGGACCGGGAGATGGATCGCGGTGAGCCTGCACCGCTGGCACTGATATCCCTGCTCCCCGTTCGGGGCCGTAATCGCCAGCCATTCGTGGGCCATGCCGCCTCCTACTCATCAACCTGCCCCTCAAGCCGGATCAGCTTGTAGAACATGCACGGCACGTCGGGTTCGCCCTCGCCACCCCAGCCACAGGTGAGGCACTGGCGCTCGCCAGCATAGCCGGTGACGCTGCGGAAATTGGCGCTGCCGCACCAGTGGCATTGTCGGCGAGGATCGAACATCGGGTTCCTACTCTTCAAAATGCCCCTCACGCCACGCTGTCTGGCTCCGTTGCGGCTTTCCGGCAGAACGCTGCGCACTCGGTGTTCGTCGCCGCCTTCTCGCGATCCGGCGGGTTCTTGGCCAGATGATAGTCGGCATAGCGCGCGAACTGGTCGGCGGCGTCTAGCAATGCGGCCTGCATCCGGCGTTCCCAAGCGGTCATGGCCACCTCCAACTCTTCAAAATGCCCATTTCCGATAGCTACCCCCAGTCAGGTGCCAGTTGCCACAATTCACCGGCCTCCGGGCATAAGAAAAGGCCCCGCACTCACATGGGAGATACGGGGCGCTGAAGTTCTCGGACTTATCGCGGAACTCAGCATAGCACGCCACAATTTGTCTGCGCCACCGTAGATCGGCACCCGTCTCCAGGTCGGCGGGCTACGCGGCTTTTCCCCGCCCCATTCCCCAACTTCCCGAGCGTGCCGCTGTGACCGGCCGCACGGGCAAGATCAGGCTGTCGACACAGCGGCCTGACCCCTGACGCAGAACCCCAGCGTAGCGGAGAGCCGCCATGCCAGCCAGCATGAAGCACGTGGTCAGCGTCCCCTGGACGGACGAGGAGCGCACCACGCTGCGCCGCATGTGGGAGAACGGCATGGGGCCCGTGCTGATCGGGCGCCTGCTGGGGCGCAGCAAATACAGCGTCACCAAGCAGACGCAGGCGCTGCACCTGCCGAAGATGCGGCAGCAGCCCGGCGAGGTGCCACCACCGGAACCACGCCAACGACCACCACAACCGCTGCGACCCGGCGCCCGCACGCTGCCGCCGCTGCCGAGTGAGTTGCAGCACGACTAATCCCCCCAGGGGTCACCACAGGACATCACCATGGCCAACGAGCAACTTGAGTCGTTCCTCAAGGGCGAGACCGCGACCGTCACCGAAGCCCCGCCAGAGGCCCCGCAGGCAGCGCCAGAGGCGCCGGCGCCGAAGCCCGAGGCAAAGGCCGAACCGGCCGCCAAGCCCGCCGCAGCCAAGCCGGAGCCCGAGGAGGACACCGACCCACCGGAAGCGCTCGAGGGCGAGCCGGTCATCCCGCGCCGCGCCTACGAGGACGAGCGGCGGAAGCGGCAGGATTGGAAAGCGCGTGCGGTCGAGGCCGAAACCAAGCACAAGGAGCTGCAGCGTCAGTTCGAGGACGCCCAACGCCGCGCCACAGCTCCGCCGCCGCAGCAACAAGCACCACCACAGCCGCCGCCAGACCCTGCCGCCGACCCCCGCGGCTTCGCCCAGCATCTCGTCCAGCAGCAACAGGCCGCGCTGCTCAACGAGCGGTTGAACAACTCCGAGATGATGCTGGCGGATAAGATCGGGCAAGAGAAATTGTCCGAGTACGTGCAGGAGTTCCGCAACCTGGCGAACGCCGACCCGACGCTGTTCGGCAAGCTCTACAGCCAGCCGCACCCCTATGCCTGGCTCACCCGCGAGGTCGATCGCCTGCGCCTGGTGCGCGATGTCGGGGACGATCCGGCCGCATACCGCGAGAAGATACTGGCCGAGGGCCGCGCACAGTGGGAGCAGGAAGCCAAGCCGGCGCCCGTCCCATCACCCGCCGCCGGCATGCAGCCATCGCTTGGCACCGCCCGCAGCGTCGCAGGGCGCACGGCGGGGGCGTGGTCCGGCGAACCGAGCCTCGAGGACGTGCTCGCGCCGGTACAGAACAGACGCAACACGAACGGCAGCGGGCAGGTGCGCTACTAGTGGTGCAGGGGCATTACGTGGCTCGGTAGAATTGGCCTTGTAGGCGCCGTGCGGCTTCTTCACGAACCGCTCTGGCTTCCTCGATAGTGTCGAACAGGCCAAGGTGGAGCAGTCTTCCGTTGTGTCCCAAGTGTGCTAGCCATCTATTGCTCTTCTTGGACCAAGAAACGCCTTTGATGCCCGACGTGTTGTCTGCGCGCAGGCCGCGATTTCTGGAGTTCTCAGCTAGAGTAGCTAAGCGCAGATTGACGATACGGTTGTCGGTGGGGTCGCCGTTGATGTGGTCGATCTGGCCATCTGGCCATTCGCCGTAGACATAGAGCCACGCCAACCTGTGCGCCTTATAGACACGCTTGCGAACGCCGATGACCTTGTATTTCTCTTCTGACGTGGTGCCGATGCCGATCGCAACACGCTTGGGGCCGTTCGGCCTCTGCTTATAGAGCGTCCCTGCCGGCAAGCCTGCTCGCCAATGGTCGATCCCTTCGTGCCACCGGAAGAAGCCGGTATCGGGATCGTAGTGGAGCAACGCGCGTAGCTGCTCTGCCGTTAGGTCTGTAACGTAAGATTTAGCCATCTGGGTGGTTTCCTCACTCGGTGGTCAGAGGCCCAGTCAACCGCCTGCAAGCGGCCTGGGCCTCGCCCTTCTACCACAAAATATGTCCAGCGAAAGCAGCTTAGAAGCGCATACGCCACGCATATTTTCCTGCCGCCGAGGTTACGGGCGTTCGTGCTTACCCAGGTGCCGCCGACCGATTTAACGGGCGTACGTGGCTGCCGCCGAGCCTATACCGGGCGTGATCCAGCGAAAGGAGCAAGATCAATCCAAGTATAGGAGTGTTCGGCAATGGCCGACATGAATGTCACGCCGAGTAGACCAGGACTAACGCCAATAATTTGGCAAAGTGATTTCTGGGTCGAGTACTTGCGCGAAAATCAATTCAGCGTTTATTTCGGCACCACAATGGACGCGATGATCCAATTACAGACGGATCTTACGCGCAAACGAGGCGACACCGTCGTCTTCCCCACCGTGCGCAATCTGGTCGGCGCCGGCGTAACGGGCAACACGGTGCTCGAGGGCAACGAGGAGATACTGAACGCCCGCTCGCTGAACGTCACCGTCGGCGTCATCCGCCACGCGGTCGCGGTCAGTGAATGGGACGAGCAGAAGAGCATCATCGATCTGCTCCAGGCCGGTCGCCAGGTGCTCAAGAACTGGGCCGCCAACAAGCTCAGGGCCGACATCATCACATCGCTCGGTGCCATCACGGCAGACGGCAATGTGCAGATCACCTACGCGGCGGCCACCGCAGCACAGCGCAACACCTGGCTGGTGAACAACTCCGATCGCGTGCTGTTTGGTGCCAGCAAATCCAACAACACTGGCGTCTATGCCACCTCGCTGACCAACGTCGACAACACCGCCGACAAGCTGACCGCCGCCCAGGTCACGCTGGCCAAGCGGATCGCGCGCACCGCCACGCCCAAGATCCGGCCGATCAGGGTCAGCCGGGATGAGGAGTGGTACGTGATGTTCGTGCCTAGCATGGCGTTTCGCGACCTGATGCTCGATCCGGTCATCATCAACGCCCTGCAATATGCCTGGAACCGCGGCTCCGACAATCCGTTGTTCACCGCTGGTGACATCCTCTACGACGGCGTCATCATCCGCGAAATCCCTGAACTGCCGGTGCTGGCGGGCGCTGGCTCTGGGGGCACCACCGATGTCGCTGCGTCGTATCTCTGCGGCGCGCAGGCGATCGGCATTGCCTGGGCTCAGCGCACCAAAGTGATCGAGAACCGACGCGACTATGGGTTCTTCAACGGCGTTGGCGTGGAGGAGATCCGCGGCGTGCAGAAGCTCCGCTTTGGTGTTGATCCCACTGTTGATACAACAAAACCAGTGGACAACGGCGTGGTCACAGTTTGGAGTGCGGCTGTAGCTGACGCATAACTGTGTGATCATCAGCTATTTCTTGCGCTATACTTCTAGGAGACCAGATATGCCGAGTGACAAGAACCAGCACGGCGAGATGCATGGCGTGCATCCCAGCCAGCAGTCGCAACTCCCACCGCCCGGGCCAGGTGAGCAGCGGGCCGGGTATCCGGCAGGACCACCGGAGCCAGGTCAGCCGGGCTGGCGCCCACCATCGGAGGCGCGTGCCGCACCGGCCGTCGATCAGAAGATGGAGGCCGAGCGCAAGGAGGCGCAGGCGGTCAGCAGCATCGGCGCGCAGATCATCCTCGACTACAACTCCGAGGCCGGTCTCGGAGCGCGCGGCGGCGCTGCCGGCACCATCGAGGAGAACCAGATGGTCCGCGACGAGGGCCTTGCTGCGGTGGGCCTCGATCCGCAGAACCCAAGCGGACCGCCGCCGATGGCACCGCTGGAGCCGCCGCCGGAGCGTGCCAGAAGCAACGCGCCGCCAATCTCCAGCAAGGCCACCCGGATGACCTCCCTGGCCGCTGGCATCCTCACCGGCAACGAGGCCACACCGCCGCCTCCAGAGGGCGGTGGAGGCGGTGCTACGGCGCCTACCAACACCACCGTGCCGCAGGTCACGCAGAGCGGCACGACGCTGAACTGCACGCAGGGCGAATGGTCGGGCGAGCCCACGTCCTACAGCTACGCCTGGAAGCTCGACGACGCGGCAGCCGGCAGCGACGCTGCGACCTACGACGTGCAGGCCGGCGATGTCGGTAAGAACGCTACCTGCACCGTGACTGCGACCAACGCGGCAGGCTCGGCGGCAGCGCCTCCGTCAGTCGGCGTCGTGGTGGCCTGAGATGACGACATCGGTCGGCACCATTGCGCAGATTGCCCTGCGTCGTCTTGGCGTGCGCGTGGTGCCGCTCGATGACTCACCCACCCTCACCGAGATGGTTTCATTCGACACCGTCGCGATTGGTGCCCTGATCGAACTGGGCGTCATCGCCTCGGATGAAACGCCCATCCCGTCCGACATGGACTTCATGCGCGACAAGGTGTCGAGCGTGCATGCGGCGCTCGATGCGCAGGGCGTGGTGTGGTGGCCGGTCGGCAGCGTCCCGCGCGCGTTCGTCGAGGAGTACACCAAGCTCACCGCGGCGATGGCGGGGTCGTCCTTCGGCAAATCCATCGACCCGGCGATCGTCGCGCTGCTCGAGGCGCGCATCCGCAAGGGTGCCATGGTGCTTTCGGCCGACACCAACGCGCAGCAGGCGGTGACGAATGTCCACGACGATCTGGTGATGCGCGGCATTGCTCGGTGGACCTCGCTCGATATTCCAGACCCTCTGGCCGACCCGTACGCCACGCTGGCGGCCGATGCGCTGGCACCGCTGTTCGGTGGCGATACCGACCCACGCGATACCCAGGACGCGATGGTGGCGATCTACCGCTACATCGCACTGCCCAGCAGCGGCGAGACGGTGTCGACCGCGTACTTCTAACACCAGTGGAGCACGCTCCTCATGGCCTATCGTCTCAATTATTCCGATTATAGCACGGCCTCCGGGCCGCCTGATCCGGCGTCGTGGGTCGGCCCGCCTGGTCCTATGGGGCCGCCTGGACCGGTTGGGCCTGCGGGTCCGATGCCGCCCGGAGGCCCGTTCCTGCCGCTGACCGGTGGCACAGTGACGGGCAACATCCTGACCCATGGCAACGTCGAAGCGTGGCGTGCATCGTTCGGCACGCAGGGCGGCAGTCCAACGCTGTTCGACGGTTCCACGCCGCTCTATGTGGCGAACAATCCGACCTACGCTACGCACGGCGGCCAATCAGTGCAGATCAATGGCCAGTACAGCGGCACGATCACGGACAGCGGCCAGCCGCAGTTCAATCTGTTCCTCGGAACCGACAGCGTGCAGGCGCCGAATGCCAACTCGGTTGCGCATGTGGCGAACTATTATAATTGCAGCGGCACCAAAGGGCCTCGTATCGCACAGCAGATTAGCTTTGTTGTCGGGAACACGACTGACGGTCCAAGCAATTTTAACTGGCATCAAGGGCTGTGTCTTAATGCGGAGGCGAACGGCACACTCGGCGGCACGAGCACAACTTATGGCGGCGTGATCTTTGGTGCCAACTTCACGTCAGTTGCTACCGGCAACGCCAAATACCTCGCAGGGGTCGCAGGGCTGGAAGTAGATGTCTCCATGCAACCCGGCAGTTCATCGGTCACTAAGGGAGCCTATCAGGCAACACTGCAAGGCAACGACGCTGTTGAGTCGAGCGAGCCGAGCTATGCCTATTCGGTGGGGATCAGCCCGGATAGTCCGCTGTCAAATGGGTGGCGGCGGGGGCTGGTGTTCAGCGGACCAAATGGCTGGTGGCCGATGAACCCAACGCAGGGGATTATGATCTATGCCGATCCTGGGGTCGGCAGCACAGGGGGACCGGCGCGAACCGCACTGTCCGGTATTGACTTCAGCCACGTCACATTCAGCGGTCAATTTCTAAACTCCATCGGGTTCAGCGTGGATGGCACCGGACTGCTGACCGCAGCGGGCGGCACAATGAACGGCGGTTTGCATTTCGGATCGACGACGGCTTCAGGCGGCCCCACCGATCTGTCGCGCCACATCGAACTTTATGGCGGTGGTTATGCTGGGTTCAGTGTTACTCCAGGCAGTCTGAACTATATCAGCGGCTCGGGGCATACGATTTACTGTGCTGGGACGAACGTAGCATCATTTGATACCAACGGATTGCATGTGAGTGCCGCAATTAGCTGTAATGCTGGCGGTATCAACTGTAATGTTGGCGGTTTGCATTTTGGCTCTCAGAACGCCTCGGCATACAACGACTTCAGCAAACACATCGATCTTTGGGGCGGCGGCGCTGGTATTACTGTTACCAGTTCAGGTGTGAATTATGTCGTCAGTTCTGCCCATCTGTTCTATTCTGGCAGCAGCATCATTGGATACTTTAATGCGGGCGGATTGGTGGTCAATACCGGTGCTCTTTTCATCGGTGGTGGCGCTGGTCCGTCTTGGACCACCGGCAGCGCAGCGCCCGCATCCACACAGCCGGTCGGCTCGCTCTACTCACGGGTAGGCGGCGCAGTAGGAGCTACACTCTACGTCTCACGCGGCGGCGGCACATGGGCTGCGGTGGCGGGTGTCTGACATGGACATGCAGCCGATCGAGCCATCGCGCCAACTCTCCGCCACGCTCACCGCCGAGCAGTGGAACGCTGTGATGCAGCATCTGGACATGGGCCAGCATCGCGTGGTGCGCCCCATCATCGACGCGCTGATGCAGCAGCTACAGCAGCAGTCGCAGCCACGGTTCGCCATGGAGGATGCCGACAATGCCTGACGGTGTGAGCATCCCCGGCGGCCCGGTGTTCATCGGCTTCCCGCAGCCGGCTGACGTGCCGTGCGATCCCACGGGCGACGGCTGGCGCGGACCACCTGGCGCACAGGGAGTGCCTGGACCGCCCGTTGGCTCACGACTTTACGTGTCGGCTGGCGGCGGCACATGGGCTGCGGTCAGTGGTGTCTGACATGGACATGCAGCCGATCGAACCCAACCGCCGGTAGGAGCACAGCATGCCCTCATTCGCCATGACAGTGCCCTACATGCGCACCTCGCCGGTCCACATCCCGCGCCGCGACCTGGTGCTCGGACGCGCCGACAGCCTATTCCTGCGCGTCACCGTGGTCGACAGCGACAGCGTCTGCGCCCAGGGCATCGACCTGACCGGCGGCATCGGCGGTCCGGCGCTGCAAATGCTCGTCTGGCCGGATCAGCACGGCCGCTCGTCGTGGGACTACGGTGCCTACTGGCACTGGCCGCAATGCCCGCAGACCGTGCTGTGGGTGGGGACCGGTGTCATCTCCGATGCACTCGGGGCGTTCGACATCAGCTTCCCCACCGCCACCATGGCAGGCTGGCCGCGCCGCTGCGCCTACGCCCTGCAGCTCGACTATGACGGCGGCGGTGGCACCGACCTGCTGGCCGAGGGGCATCTGCATCTGGCCTACAGCATTCCGCGTGCCATCGGGGCGCCGGTCATCCTGCTGACCGATCCGACACCGCCCGTGCTGACCGATGATGACAGCGTGATTGTGCTCGAGGGCCGCATTCCATGACGGTGATCACGCCGGTTGTGTTGCCTGCCGGGATGACGATAGAGGTCAGGACGCCGGCCAGCACTGATGTGCCGTTCAGCGGCGGTGTTCGTATCGCGGACATGCCAGACCTCGGCGCTGTGAACGATAGCTCCTCGGTGGTTGGCGAGAAGGCAGGGTCCGGGCGGTTCGCTGCGAGCGCGCTGCTCAGTTACATCTCAGATGGCTTGCCAGACACCTTGCAGGGCCCTCCAGGGCCTCAAGGGCCGGTTGGGCCATCAGGGGGGCCACCAGGACCAACGGGGCCTACGGGGGCCACAGGACCGGCAGGGCCTACTGGACCGGCAGGACCGACCGGGTCTACTGGCGCCGCCGGAGCCGCTGGAGCGACCGGCGCGACAGGTGCCACCGGCCCAACGGGTGCCACAGGGCCGCAAGGCCCGCAGGGCGTTCCAGGCACGCCAGCCACTTCCCGCAACACGGCACGCCTGCAAGCCCAGTGGGTGACCGGCGCCATTGTCAGCAACGACACCGTCTGGCTGGCCTACGACGCACCATATAACGGCACCGTCAATGCGCTGACCTACTTCACCGGCAACGGCTCGTTCAGCGTCGCGATCCAGATCAACGGCACCAACGTGACAGGACTGAGCGCAGTGGCAGTGAGCAGTGCAACACCTGCGACCACCAATGCAACGGCGGCGAACACCTTCACAGCAGGCCAGCGCATCACCGCAGTGATCACATCAGCGACCGGCAGCCCGACAGATGCGCTGCTGTCGCTTGCCGTGACGTGGAGCTAGATGGCCGTCGTATTCCTCACCAGCGGCACGACGTGGACCGTTCCAAGTGACTGGAACTCGGCGGCCAATACGGTCGAGTGCATTGGCGGCGGTGGTGCTGGTGGTTCGAACAATAACGTCGGCTCTTTTGACTCGTCTGGCGGCGGCGGCGGTGCTTACGCAGTGAAGCCAAATGTCACTCTTACGCCGTCGAGCGTTATCAACATCCAGATCGGCCAAGGCGGTGCGGCTGGAGCAACCGGTGCCAACGGTGGCGCTGGCACAGACACTATCTTCGATACCACTTCTAACACTGTTGTTGCTAAAGCTGGCGGCGGCGGTCGGGCGGCAGGGAATACTAAGGGCGCTGGTGGCCTTGCTTCAGCCTGCACACCAACAACGGGCGCGCACTCGGGCGGTGATGGCGCGGCTTTCACGGTCGCTGCGGGTTTTGGCGGCGGCGGCGGCGGTGGTGCAGGTGGTCCAAATGGTGCAGGAGCGGTGGGAGCGGCAAGCAACGCTGGCGCAAGTGCCAATGCAAACGGTGGGGGTGCATCGGACGGTGGCGGTGCTGGCAATACTGCCGCCAGTGTTGCTGGTAGCTTGATTGGCGGTGCGGGTGGAACCGCACATGATAGCACCGCAGGCGGAACGGGAGGCGCCAGTGGTTCAACCGGCGGCACCGGCTCGCACGGTTCTGGTGGTGGCGGTGGCGGCGGTGCCTCAGGTGGTGCGGGCGGAGCCGGTGGCGCAGGCGTTGGTTATGTTCAGACCAGCAATAGTGCGGTAGCTGGCCCTGGCGGTGGTGGTGGTGGTGGTGGCGGGGCTGGCACAACAGCGGTTATATTTGGCGGCGTAGGCGGTTTGTATGGCGGCGGCGGCGGAGCCTGCAACTTTGGAACCGGCAGACTCGCTGCTGGTGGCGCGCAGGGCATCATTGTCATTACTTACACCACGGCTGTGCGCAACGGCCCCATCGTCACGATGATCGGATAGGAGCACTACTGGCATGAGCACCACGATCGGCGGCGTCCGCATTGCCGACATGCCCGACCTCGGCGCGGTCAACGACAGCTCGTCCGTGGTCGGCGAGCGCGCCGGTTCCGGGCGGTTCGCGGCGACGCAATTCCGCGACTACACCAACATGGTCACCGCAACCGGGTCGACCACACCGCGCTCGAACGCTGACCGCTGGAGCACCATTGCCAACGTGCTCGACTACGGCGCGATCGGCGACAATGTTCACGACGATACCGCCGCGTTTCAGGCCGCGATCGCCACAGGTAAGCGGGTCTATATGCCACGCCCGCCCGTCGCCTTCCGCATTACCAACGCCATCAACTGCACAACCCCAGGCCAGGTGATCGAGGGCGACGGCAAGGGCGTCACCATCATCGCCATCCCAAGCAGCTTCAACCTCTCGGCGCAGGGTGTGTTCGTCTGTCCAGGAGGCCCGTGGGTGCCGGGGCCGCAGTTCCGCGATTTCCAGATCAACTTCGCCCAACCCGACACGACGGACACCAGCGCGCTCGTTCACTACCCCGCAGCTTTCTATTGCCAGTCAGTCGCACGCGCCACCTGGCACCGGATCAAAATCAACGCCGCGATGGTCGGGATCGATCTGCGCTTGAATGCCGCTGGCGCATCGATTGTCGACTGCGAGCTATGTTGCTTCGACTGGCACATCTACCTGGATGGCGAGGCCGACAGCATCACTGTGCAGTCCTGCCGGTTCGAGCCGGATTTGCTGACCGCCAATCAAACCACGATCTACCATGGGGCCGCGCGCGGCATTCTGAGCGGTCGCTGCGATGACCTGCACGTCATCGGCTGCCTGTTCTATTGTTCTCTGGGCATTCAGTTGATCGTCAGCGCCGATGGCACCAGCTCAACAATCGGCAATGTGACGAATTGCGATTTTGACACCTATGCAGGGATCAACATAGCGGCCGGCAACCTGGAAGTGTCGGGGTGTGACTTCACTATGGGAGCATCCACCGGCTACGCCGTGGAGATGGCGGGCGGCAACCTGTCGATGTCGGCGTGCTGGTTCCTGGCAACCGTGACGCTGGCCGGCGGGATGATCCAGACATCCGCTAGTGTCGGGATAACGCTGCAAATTTCGGCATCCCGCTTTGATATGGCCGCCAGTACCAATCACTCAGCGGTGGCGAGTTTCACCAACGGCATCGTCATCCTGAACGGCTGCCACTTCAACATGCCGCAGACCACACGGACCCTCGCGGCTGTGTCCATCACCGACGCTGTATTGCTGACCATGAACGGGTGCCGGTTTACCCCGAAGGGCGCCGCCTCTGGTGCCGTGCTCTCCGTCAGCCTGGACGGCGCGCACAACGTCTGCGGCAACGTGTTCGGCGGCTGGGCCGCCAGCATCCCTGGCACGACCCGCGTGTTCGCCAACAACGTCGCATGAGCGGACAAACCACCCAGGCCGCGCCGGCCGGCATGCAGCGGATACCGTTTCCGCTGGAAAGCTATGAGCATCCGTCGCTGCCGCTGGTCGCTAAACGCCTCGTGAACCTGATGGCCGAGAAGGCGCCAGACGACGCTCGTGTGGCGGCTGCCCTGGTCTCGACGCCAGGACTGGTGCCCTACATCCCGGTCGGCACTGGCCCTATCCTGGCGATGAACGACGACCAGCCAGGCTGTATCTACGTGGTGAGCGGGGTCGAGGCGTTCCGCGTGACATTCGATCTCGGCGGCAACCCGACAGCTACGCCAATCGGCGCCGTCGGTGTGCCCGACGCCGGCACCAGCCCGTGGAACTCCTTCGTGACGATTGCCGCCGGGCCGACCGCGGTTGTCGTCTGCTCTGCGCCGAATGCCTATACCTGCGGACACTTGCCCACCGACACCCTCAACCAGATCACCGACCCGGATTATCCGGGTGCCACGAGCGTCTGTTATGTCGATGGGTATTTCGCCTTCTCGGCGCTAGGTGACAGCGCGCAATGGTTCATCTCCCGGTTACTCGATCCGTCAGCGTTTGCTGCACTCGACTTTGTATTCTCCGATGCACTGCCTAACGTCATCCGCCGGGTGATCAGCCACCGCGGACAAATCTGGACGGTGGGCGAGAGCGGCTTCGAGGTCTGGTATGATGCCGGTTCGTCCGGGCTGGAATTGACCGCGGGCGAGAGCTTCTTCCCGTTCCGCCGGGCCTCAGGCGGTGTGATCTGGACCGGCACGGGTTCGCCCATGTCGGTCTGCCGCGCCGATGGATCGGTGTGGTGGGTCGGCCTAGACGGGATTGTCTACCGCTCGAAGGGCTATACGCAGCAGCGGGTTTCTACGCACGCCATCGAGGCGATCATCGGTCCCAGCACGGTGGCCCTGTGGGCGCTGACGCACGCCTATCGCGGCCACTGGTTCTATAGCCTGACGACGATCGATAACCGAACGCTGGTGTATGACGTGGCCACCGGCAACTGGCACGAGCGTTCCACCAGCACCGATGGATCAGCGCCGTGGGGGACGACGGTGGCCGCCACCGACAACAATTCACTCCATCTGTATGGCGACCGGACGACAGGCTGGCTCTACACGCTCGCCATGGGGGCGAACGACATCAACATCGATGTGATCCGCCAGGCGACGCTGCCGCCACTCTGGGCCGCCACCAGGCGCGCGTTCTGCGCTCGCGTCGAGATCGAGATGGAGGTGGGCGGCACCAACACCCCGGGCGACGTGCTGCTTGAGTGGAGCGATGACGGCTCGAGGACGTGGGGGCCACAGCGCACCATGTCGGCGGGGCTGCCGAGCGAACTCCGCAAGCGTGTATATACGACGCGGCTGGGCAGCTTTCGGCAGCGCACGTTCCGGCTGACGTGCCACGGGTTGACGCGTATATACGCTGTCGATGCGGACATCACCGCTGGTGCATCCTGATGTCATCCTCCGTCACCGCGCAGAAGCTGGTCGATCCACCATTTTATGATGCGCCGATCGTGGCCGATGCATCGGGCCAGCAGCACTCGCAGGCATGGACCGAGTATCACCAGAGCGTCGCGGATCAGGTCAACAAGCTGGCGGCCAAGGTTGGCGCTGGCGCCGGCGTGACCGACGGCTCGGATGCGGCAGCCGGCCAGATCGGGGAGTACCTGACCGCGACAGCCAGCGGCATTGCGCTGACGAACAACGCGGCTGTGAACATCGTATCGCTGGCTCTGACGGCGGGCGACTGGGACGTGTCTGGCCATGTGCAGTTCAATGCCGGGGCTGGCACGCACAACTTCTATGCCGCCGCCGTTGGTGCCATTGATGGCCTTGAGACGCAGATCAACGCAACTGTGTCGACTGGAGCGGTCACGCAGGGCCTCTCGACTGCGACGCGGCGCTACAGCGAGACAGCGACCGTGACCGTGTGGCTGGTGGCGCAGGCGGGCTTCACCGGCAGCATGACGGCCAGTGGCACGATCAGGGCGCGTAGGATGCGGTGATGCGGAACTTCGTGAAGATCGCTGCTGGCGTCGAGGTACTGCCGCTCGCGCTGGATTTATACCGGCAACCGGAGTTGTGGAACCAGCACACCGCGCGCACGGGTGGCGCTGGCTCGTTTGTAGGAACAGATGACATCTGGGTGCGGTTCAGGGCGCCTGATCAGCTCAACGACGTGGAGGCATTCGCTGAGCCGCATGTGCCTGTGTTCTATCCCGCATGGCACGCGCTGCCGCATCTCCGTCCGATCGTGTTCGGGTTGATGTCTCGCGTTGAGGCCGTGCAGCTCGGTGGCATCCTCATAACACGCGTTTCCGCAGGAGGCCAGGTTGCGCCGCACGACGACAAGGGGCGATGGCACAGCGAGTGGTTCCAGACGAAAGCATATCTTCCGCTGGCGACAAATCCTGGGTGCTTCAACACATGCGGGGATGAGCGCGTGGTGATGAACGTCGGTGACGCTTGGTTGTTCGACAACCTGCAGGTTCATAGCACGGTGAACGAGGGCCAGACGGATCGTGTGACGCTCATCGTGAGCATGAGGTGCGAATGAAACGCGCCGCCAACCAGCCAGAGACGATCAGCGTCAGTATATACGCCGGTATCTACTATAAAGTCTATCGCGTCCCCGACGCCGATACGCTGTTGCCGCAGCATGCGCACGAATTTGGGCACCTGACGGCCCTGCTGCAAGGCCGCGTTCGGCTGTGGCGGGAGGGCGATGACGACGGCCCGACCGAATACTGCGCGCCGGCCACGATCCGCATACCCGCACGCGTGATGCACAGCTTCCTAACGCTCACGCCGGGCGTTGTACTCGCCTGTATACACAACGCGGACCACCTCGAGGCCGACGAGCCCGTGGTGGCCGAGGAACATCACCTCGAGTTGGAATAAGGAGTACGTGCCATACCCTTCGCAGTTGCGGCCGCTGGGATCGGTGCTGCTGGCGCAATTGCCGGCGGCGTCATGCAACAACAAGCCATCAAGAGCGGCCAGTCGGCGGCCAATCAGGCCGTCCAGCAGGGCGTCAACACGGCAACGAACCAGTTGAGCCCATGGACCACGGCGGGGCAGCCGGCGCTCACCGACCAGTCTGACCTGCTCGGGCTGAACGGGCAGGACGCGGCGAACGCGGCGATGGCGAAGTTCCAAAGTTCGCCGGGGTATCAGTTCCAGCTTAGCCAGGGTGAGCGCGCGGTGGATGCTGGGGCCGCGGCGAAGGGGTTTGCGCGGTCGGGGGCGGCGCTACAGGCTGAGCAGGAGTTCGGCAGCGGGTTGGCGGCCAGCGACTTCGGCAGCTACTGGAACCGGTTGCAGCAACTCAGCGGGAGCGGCCTGACAGCGGCGGGCGGCATTGCCGGCGCGGCGACCGGGGGGGCTTCCAACATCGCCTCGACCGATCGGGGCGCGGCGGGCGCGGATAGCAGCATCTATGGCAACGTCGCGGGCAGCCTTGGCGGTTCCGCTAATCAGTTGCTGAACAACCAGAACTTCCAGAACTACATCAAAGGTGGTGGCAGTAGCGGCGGCATCAACCAGAATTACAACCCAGGCTACAATCCAACCCCAGGCATCTCGGCAGGCTATACCGGCACATTCCAGTCTGGCGGGGTCTTTTAATGTCCGAGTTCTCAAGTCCGCAGGTCTCACCGACCCCGAACGTGCTGTTCGATCCGCTGATGGCGGGGAAGCAGCAGGCGCAGACGAACCAATTGCAGATGCAGCAGATCGATCTGACCGCGGCGGACCACGAGCAGGTCGGGCGTCTTGCGGCTGGGCTGCTGAACGAGCCGGACCTGGGCAAGCGGGCTGAGCTATACTCCCGCGGGGTGGGGATGCTGCAGGCGCAGAACCTGGCGAAGTATGCGCCCCCGACGCTGCCCGACGAGAGCACGCTACGCTCGCTGGTCGCTCAGACCATTCCCGCCCAGACACAGGCCGAGTGGCTGCAGAACCTCACGGCCAACAAGGCGTACACCAACGCGAGCAACACCGCCTCCACGGCAGCGCCTGGGACCACCTCAGGGGCCGCAGCGCCACCAATGACCATACCGGCGCGCGGCACTGGCGGGCCTGGAGCGAGTGCCTCGGCGCCGACCGAGTGGTTGCCGTATTTCGAGGAGGCGTCGAAAGAAACCGGTATTCCGGTCGATCTTCTGATTGCCCAGGCGCGGCAGGAAAGCGGGTTCAATCCGAACGCCAAAGGCACCGCGGCCGGTGACAACGAAATCGGTCTTTTCCAGATCAAGCCGAGCACGGCGCGTGCGCCTGCCGGTATGGCTGGCGTTGATCCGGCGTCAATCACCGGCCCGGACAACGTGCGCAACAACATCCTGTTCGGCGCGCGCTATCTCAAGGCTCAGATGGGCGGCGGTGATCCGAACAATCCCGCTGTGCAAGCCGCAGCTCTGCATCGCTACAATGGGGGCGGCGACCCGGCATATGTGCAGCATGTGTTCGGCTACCGCCCGACGCTGGCGCCGTCTGATCCGAACGCCGCGGTCACCGCCTATACGCCACCAACCGCAGGGGCCACGACAGCCTCCGCAGCGCCCGCCGCAGCCCAGCCAGGGCAGCCGGTGCCGACACAGGTCGCAGGGCCGCCCATGGTCTCCACGGCGCCACCTGGGTCCACAGCGGCGCCTGGAGCCACTACGCTGCCGCCAGCGCAGACGGATACGACACAGCCGCCAGCCCCGGCACAGCCCGGCCAGCCACAGCCACAGCCACAGCCACCGCAACCCGCGCCCGCTACAGCCCAACCACCACAGCCCGGGGTGCGCCAACCGCCGCAGCCACCGCAGCCGCCACCGGCCGCACCCCTGCCGCCGCCACCGCAAATGCCGGTCCTGAACGCCAACGGCCTGACGGACATTCAGCAGCGCCAGGTCAACGCGATCGCCGCCAATCCCCAGAACAAGCAGCCCGCCGTCGCGGCGGCGCAGCAGGCGTTCGTGAACCAGAACGTCCAACTGCGGCAGCAGGCGTTCTCCGACTACATGCAGCAGCAGCAACTCGCGGTGCAGCAGGGCACGCTCTCCAACGCCCAGGCTGAGCTGAACCTGAAAACCTGGCAGGCCGCGCACCCGGTGCCGACCACGCCGCGGTTCACCGGCAACTCGGAGGCGGTCTGGAACCCCGGCACGAAGGCATACGAGCCGGTGACGCCGGACAATACGAACCTGGGGCCGCATGTCGCGGGAAGTTGGGGCGTCAACAACACGGGGCAGATGCAGTTCCTCGCGGGCGCCACTCGTCCAGCACAGGGCGATTACCAGCAGCAGGAAGCGGCGTACCATGCCGACATTCCGATCGTCCGAGGAAAAGCCGATGCCGGCCAGGCTGCACAAGGAAGTCTCCTGCAATTAAACGAACTGGCTGACATTCTCAGTAAAGGTCAGGCGACCGGGCCAGAGGGCGATTTCCGCGCCAGAGTTGCCACCTACATGGAGCAACACGGCTACACGGCTGACACCATCAAAAACATCACCGGAATGAGCAGCGGTTCGGACGCTCAGGTGCTGGAGAAGCTCGCTGTTGCGACAATCGGCGCCAATGCTAAGTCTGATCTCGGATCGAATGTTGGCATTCAGAGCCTGGAACTTTACCAAAAAGCCAACCCTGGCATCTCGATGCTGTCAGGGGCCAATCAAAAAGTCACCAACATGATAAGAGTGCAAAAAGCGCTCTCCGATGATTACGTGCAAGGATTGCAGCAACATTTTAACACCAACCAGGCATCGTTCCTGCATGGCGGCGGCTACAACGAGCCCGTCTCTGTCTATGACGCTCAGTGGCAGCAACGGAACAATCCACAAATAGGCGCTGCTGCCATCGGTATTCTGAACGGCGATGATTATGGCTCATGGGCATCCCGTCTCGGTGGCTCTGTGCAAGATGCCACGAATGCCATGAAGCTGGCGGCGCGGATCGATCCCAATGCTACGATGAACACGGGGCACGGGCAGGAGTTGGTTAAAGACGTTCTCGCCCGCGCCGGGACGAAATAGATGGCAGCTTCCTGGTCCGACTTATTCGGCGCGCCGCCGCCCGCCCAACCGGCGCCCGACAGCAGTACGACGACAGCGCCTCCAGCGCAGCCGCCCCCGGCAGGCTCCGACGCGTGGAGCACTGTGTTTGGTGCGCCTGCGCCACAACCCGTACCACCGCCGCAAGTAGCGCGATCGGACCAGTATATTCCTGCGTCGGTTCGCTCCCAGTCGGTCGGCATGCCGTCGCCCAACGTCCCTGCCGCCGCCACCGGCGTGCCGATCGCGGAAGACAGGGCGCCAGGTCCGGTCGTGCAGGCGGCCGGCAGCCTCGCCACCGATCCCGAGCAGAAACGCCGCATCATCGCGGGGCAGTTGTTCCCCGACCTGAAGCCCCTCGAAGCACAGGCCCGTGTGTTCTACGGCCCGAATGGGCGCATGGCAGCGGTCGGCCAGGACGGTCAGGCGTACTACGTCGATCCAGACAAGCCCGACATTTCCGCGCTGCGTACGTTCTCGCCAGCAAACCTGGCGTCGAACATTGGCGGGCTCGTGGGACCGTCGCTCCCGGCTGCTGGCGGTATCGGGCTGGGAGCCGCTGCCGGACCCACGTCTCTGGTCGTTGGCCCTCTCGCGGCGGGAGCCGGTGCGGCTGCTGGTGATGTCCTCCGGCAGCAACTCGCGGCGCGGCTTGATCCCGGCATTCCAGGGCATCAAGGCACACCACCGACACCTCAGCCCTACAACTGGCGCCAGACGGTCGCTGAAGGTGCTGGCGCGGCTGCGGGACAACTTGGCGGCGCTTCCATTCTCCGCATCGCTGCGCCGAACCCACTCGGTCTCAGCACCCAGGACTTAGCTAAGCTACGGCTTGATCCGAGCATTCTATCCCGAGCCAACCAGTTGTCTGACCAAGCGCAGGCCCAAGGCGTCACACTGCTGCCGGGTCAGGCGACTGGATTGCCGTCGCTGCTGTCGCACGAGGATGTTGCTGCTTCCGGCGCAGCGGGGCCTGGCACGGCTGATATTGCCGCGACGTTCTATCAAGGGCAGCGCAATCAACTAAATCAGGCGTATCAGCATTACCTCGACACGGTATCGCCATCCGCCGACAAAACCGACGCCGCCATGCAGTTCCAGCAGGCCGCAGAGGATGCGCAACGCATCACGCGTCAGGACGCGAATACAGCCGCCAGGCCAGCCTACCAGCAGGCGCAGGCAGGCGGCCAGGTCATGTCGCCAGACCTCGCGCAACTCGCCGACACGCCGGCGGTGAAGGCGGCAATGGACGCAGCCAGATCCGACTATTCCAACCTATACCGCAAGCCCGCTCCAGACACGCCGGACTTTGCGCTTTGGGATCTAACGAAGCGAAAGCTCGACGACGCCGTCAGCACGGCAAAGCGGGCCGGCGAGAACACCACCGCGATGGCGACCGACAGCCTGCGGGCCGATCTCTTGACGCACCTGGATGCGGCATATCCCAGCTATGCGACTGCCAGGGATCTAGCGGCTCCTGGACAGCGTCTGTCAGCTCGGCTGCAGAGTTCACTCGGGGCGCCTGGTGCTGGGGACGAGACGGCCCGCGCCATCGTGGCTCCGGTGTTCGACACCAACAATCCGCGCGCGATCAGCGAGGCACGCGACGCCTTCACTGCAGCGGGCCGCAGTGACGAGTGGCAAGCTGGAACGCGCGCCTATCTGCAAGACGCGTTCGACAAAGCCAGTAAGTCGCAGGAGGGGCTGAACCCAGCGATGCTGCGCCGCCAGATCTGGGGTGATGCAAATACGCGCGCCGCCATGCAAGCTGCGATGAGTCCACAAGCATTCCAGGGCCTCGACAATGTCATGACGACGATCGAGGCGGTGGCGAAGTCGCGCGGTATGAATAGCTTGACGCAGCCCCGCGCGGCCGGTGCGGCGGCACTTCAGGAGGCGGCGGCCGCATCGCCAGAGGTGCGCGCCGTACAGGTTGGCAGCACGTTGTTGAGCCCGTCGCGAATTATGCAGGGGTTCGGACCCGTGGGCGATAAATTGGCCGCCTCTCTGACACGCAAGAACATGAGCGGCATTGCTGATCGTCTGTTCAGCGGGACGGGAATGGAGTTCCTCAACCGGACTGGCATGATGGCGCCGAATAGCCAGGCGCTGACATCCGCAGTCGCTGAGTTTCTCGGGCAGCAAGGGGGCGACAGCGACACAGCGGCCGGGCGCCCACCACCGCCCGGTCTGAATATCACAGCGCCACGCAATCAGTTCGCGCCGGCCTATGGTCCCTGATCGTGCTTTAGCCACCAGAAGACGACGCGCTGCGGTTTCGCCCTGATCCGGGCTGCCTTGGCATCGTTGTATGCTACTCGCGTTGGACCACTGGCGCCCCCTGTTACGGCTGCTACTAGCAGCACCATCACCAGCGCGATGCCGGCCAGGATGAGCCATATCTCGAAGATCGTGCTTAGCATCACGCCCCGCCCTCATCCAGCCATTTTTCGATCAGGAATGCCATTACGATCGCGAATGCGATAATGCCTATGATGTGCATCACTGCACCTTGACGGCGAGCGGCTGCTGGAACTGCACGACGATCGTCTGAGGCTTGGCGGGCCACAGCCAGGTGGACACCCCTCCGGCTGCTGAAATCGCGGCAGCGGCCAGCAGGATCATCGCCAGAGCGCGCGGCACTTCCCAACGGTCACCGCAGGTCATCATACGAACGCCTTAACGACGAGACTGGCGACGCCGCCGATCAGAAGTGCCAGCATCCACTGGATCAGCGTCAGGCGGCCGTCCATGCGCTCCAGCTTCAGCTCCAGGCCAGCGAAGCGCGTCTCGTAGGCGGCGACGGCCTCGGCAGCTTTGCGCGACTTCTCCTCCGTCGCGCCAGCGTCTATCAGCGCATCGTAGACTTCGGTGACCATCGTGGTCATCACTCGCCCTCCAGCTTGTCGAGCCGGTCCTCGGTGGTGCGCATGCGTTTCAGCAGGGGCGCCTCGATCGCGCCCAGCACGGTGCCAGGCAGCTTCAGCACCATGTCCCGTGTGACGCTGTGCTCCGAGCGCAGATCGCGGACCTCGCCCTCTATCCTGGTCAGCCGGTTAAGAATGCGCTCGTTGCCGTCGTTGATCTGCTTCATCATATCGGCCAGATAGCGCTTCAGTTCCTCGTCCATCAGCGGCCTCCCGCCAACTGGGCTAGCAGCTCGCCCTGATGGCGCACCTCCGATTGAACATCGCGGATGGTGTCTTCCAGCGTATCCACACGACGCTCCAGGCGGGCATGGCGCGAGTGCATCGCTCGGACCTCGGTCGTCAGGGATGTGACTGACGCCTCAACCCGTGTCGTGATCGCCGTGACGATCGTCACCGCGTCCTTGAGGTCGGCAACCTCGTCCAGCAGCCGCGCTAGCTGACGGCCAAGGAAATCCAGGGTAATTGTGTCACTCATGTCGTAGCTCCTCTACGGCGTGTTCAGGGCCGGGTGCAGCATTGGCAGTGCTGCCCCGGCCCGATTTATATCAGGCGCGTCAACCTGCCGCGAGCTTCGCTTCTCCAGCGATCACCACTTCGTCCAGGTCCGCGTCACCATTCGGTGCAAACCTGGCGAACGCCTTGGCCAGCAGCTCGCTCACACGCCGCTTGACGTGCTCCGGTGCATTGGCTGTGGCGTGGCCCACGGAGGCGTGGCCGCCGATCGCCACCACCTCGTCCTGGCTCTGTGCGTTCGCCAGGGCCACGTCGAGGTTCAGCAGCCACTGGCGCCCGTCGGTCTCGTCCAGCGGATCTGGCATGTCATCGGCGTCGATACCGGTCTCATACACCATCGCATCAGCTTTGCGTGGCGCGCGCGGTGTGGCGGCCGCGGCGGCCTTCAGGGGGATCGTATCGTTCAGCGCCTTGCGGCGGGCGCGGATAGCAGCATCTACGGCAAGCGCCATCTGGGACAAGCGGCGATCGGGCGGCGGCTCCCCCTCAATCGTGGGGCCTGTGTGCGGCGTCTCTTTGCCGGTGGGGATGTCCTCGGCTTCCTCGGCGCTGATGAGGCCGCGCAGCACATCCGGAAAGGCATCGCGCAATGCGAAGCCTCGGGCGCGCATTTGCAGCATACGCTTGGGATATTGCTGCCATGTGCCAGCCTTGCTTGCCAGGCCGGCGCGCTCGGCGTCGTCCATGCTGAACCTGCGTTCGATAGGTTCCGCGCCCGCGCGCTTAGCAATGCAGATCGCAGTGAGCGTCTTCCCCTCACCCTCGAAGCGCTCGACAACATCCTTGCAAACCGGGCTTTGCCGGCACAGCCCGAGCATGGCGTCACCCCACACTGCAGGGCGCCCATTGATGACTGATATGTTCTGCAGGCTCTGCATCGGCGCGAGACCTATCTCACTGCCCATCTGGATTGCCAGCAGGATGTTCTCTGGCTTGCCGAGATAGTCTCGCGGCACCAGTGTTGAGCGCGCTGCCATCTTGGCGAACTCGACAAGCTCACCGAAGTTTTGCGGGCGCAGCGGATGCGGCGACGTGGTCGTGGTGACGCTCATGATGTGGCCTTCTCGGGTTTGCGGCGCAGGCTGGTCAACTCGCCGTCCTCGTTGATGCCGCGCAGCTCGACACGCTTGTCGAACACGGTGTGGGTGAACTCTGCGACCAGATCGGGATGGTTGGCGCGCAGCTCTTTGATGTCGGTGCGAGCGGTCGCCACGTCTTTGACCTCGACGCAGTAGAGGTTCCCGGTGCGAGCCGATGGGTCCGCGATGACGATGGCCTTGAGTTCGCGTTCGCGGGACGCGAGTTGCTTGATCTTATCCCGAACGTCGAACAGCTCATCTGCCGGCGGTAGCTGGTCAGTCGGCATCGTGGCGCTCCCGAAGCTTGTGGAAGCCCAGCCGGACCTCGGGCGAGTCCAGCCGCAGCGGGACGACCTCCAAATGGCGCACGCGGTCGGCCAGATCGAGCAGGTTGGCGGCGATGTGCTTTGCCACGCTCGGCATGATGGGTTCGAGGCGGTTGGCGTATCCGGCGATGCGGTCGGCCAGGTTCTGGTAGTCGTCGGAAATCATGGTGTGGTCTCCCTGTTACGCGCCGGGGGCGTTGGATTGCAGCGGCAGTTCGTCGTCGTCAGGGGTGTGAACGGCCCCTGGGACGTGCTGGGGCGGCTCTGCGGGCTCGGTCCTGCGCCGGCGCCGGCGCTGCGGCTGCTCGATCATTGCAATCAGCTCACGGACCTCTTCGAGCCTCGCCCGCGTGCCGGCGGCATCGGTTTCGAGGTCGCGCTCACGGGTGCGCAGCGCCGCGAGCAGATCAGGGCAGGCGTTCATGGCGCGGCCTCGGCGTTCCACCGCGTCATGCACTCGCTGCACGCCCACTCCCCGGCTTCTTCCGGCACGGGGTAGCGTGCCGCGGTGAACGGCTGGCCGCAGAAGTCGCACGCCGCCGGCAGGCCACCGCGTAGGGCGACGATCATCTCGAATGCAGTTTGGTTGTAGTCGTCGGTCATGGCTGACCTGTTGCGTCGCGACCGACCTGTGAAATCAGCGGCACATGCGGCCCACGGTCATCCGTGTACTCAATCAGCCCACGATCAAACATGGCCTTTAGCATCGATTGCTCAGCGGCTGCGTGGATGCCGCGGATGGGGCAAATCGTGCCGCGCTCACGTGCTGCTGCGGCATGCAGCGCCCTCAGCATTGCTTTGGTCGGGCTCATGCTGCCCTCCGGAGCTTGCTGGCGGCTATCGCTGCCTCGAAGGCGGCGCGCTCTGGATCGAGAAACCAGGAGCGAAACCGGGCGATCTCGTAGCGCGCGCTGCGGCGCCAGAGGGCGCGGGTGCGGCCTGTCGAGGCGCTCCAGTCGCGGATGGCGGTGAGCATGTCATCGAGGCACTGGGCGCGGAGGTGGCTGGCGGCGACGCTATTTGCCGGAACCGGATAGTCCTCGACGCCGTGCGGTAATTCCCGCAGGAACAAAGCGTTAACGGCGTGTGATTTGGTATCCCGGGTGCAATCGCGGGTTGGTGCTGAGCCTGAGGATGCAATAGCCTTTGACGACAGCCCTGTGACGGAGATGTAATCGGGGTTTGGCGCGACTAGCCTTCGCCAGGCGTTCGTGCCGTTCGGCAACTCTGGGGATGTAAGATGAGGCACGTGCCGCTCTCCCGGTCATCTCTGTCTAGACCGGAAGTTAGGACTTGTAGTCCTGATCGTCAAGAAGAAACGGAGGTGGTCGGCGGAATTATCCTGCGCCGGCTACGGAAGGAACGTCTTGTTGTATCCTGGGCCGCCGAGCGCTGTTCGGTGGTGAATTGCGCCTATTGTCGGGGGCAGGCGATGCGGCTGGCCAGTTCAACTCCGGATGTGCCACTTTCAGCTTGGTCGCTAGTTCTTGGTCAACTCCGGCGAGTGAACCATACAGCAAATAATCTGGGGAAATGCGCAGAACGTGACACAGCGTTCTCAGAAGATGCACCGACGGCATCCGCTGGCCCCGCTCGATATGACGGATAGAGCTGGTATCCACGCCGCAGTCGGCGGCTAAACGGGTCGGGGTGGCGCCTACCATCTCGCGCACCCAACTCAGGCGACGGCCAAAGTCCTCCGCTTCCTGCTTCTGGTCATCAACGCTGGTGCGCGGCATTTAGCGGCTCCGTCCTGTTGTCTCGATTCCAGCTAAAAATGGGACATTTTGTCCTGAACATCAAGCATGACTTGACGCGTGGACACGGTGTCCGTCAATGTGGCAGCCTGATGAACCGACGGCACGCCAGAATTGTCGAAGGGCTAGGGGGGTCCGCCCGCGTGGCCAGTTTGCTTGGGCTGAAGGAAAACACCGTCAGCAAGTGGAAGGTGCGTGGCATCCCGAGCCAGCACTGGCACCGGGTGATTGCGCTCTCGCCTGACCTGACCCCAGAGATGCTCGACCGCACCAAGCCCCGAGGCGCCCAACGCCGCTGCCAGGTGGCGGCCGAGTGACCCCCTCTGGCCCCGACGACCGGCCCATGCGCGTCGGTGGCGCCGCTGCGGGCGTCCGCGTCAGCACCCCAGCCCGGTTCCGGCTCACCGCGCCGATCGCGCCGGAGGACGAGTTGGCGGCGTCGGTGGCGTCTGCCATGGCCTACCTGCTGCCATCAGACGCGATCTTCACCGCCTGGGATCTGAGCAACGCCCGCTCCGCGATGGAAGGCGCGCGCAAGAAACGCCTCGGATGTGTGGCCGGCTGGGCGGATTGCGGCGTGTTCTGGCGGGGGCGCGTCGTGCTCCTCGAGCTGAAGCGCAGCCGCGGCGGGCAGCTCTCGCCAGCGCAGCGCGCATTGCACCCCCGGCTGGAGGCGGCGGGCTTTCCGGTCGCTGTCGTCCGCTCGGTTCCCGAGGCGCTCGATGCGGTGGCTGCTCGAGGGATTCCGCTGAGGGGTCGGGTGGCCGCATGACGGTGCTGCGCGCCATCGCCTTCACGGGCGTCGCCTGGGCGGTGGCGTTCCTGTGGACGTGGATCCTGGTGGTGACATTTTCTGAGCGGGGAATGTGATGGTGCAATTAGCGCAGGCATTGCGTGCGGCTGGCGTGGTGACGGTTGAGGAGCAACTGCGCTCGATTGCCATCGAGGTGCTCGCGGCGCACGGCACCAGCCGCGTGGCCGCTGCCAACGCGCTCTATGCCCGTGTACGGCACGACGCTGATCTGCTGGATGGATTGTTCGAGCCGTATCGGGAGCTCGCTTTGCGCCGGCTGCTGGGCGGCGTCGAAAGCGATATGCGCCGGGACGAGTTTGCTCGGCAGGAAAGGGCGCGTAGCGGGGGCCGGCGCGCAACTGACGACCACCTCGGGCATGCCCCCAACGAGCGCCCCGACGGGGGCCGTTCTCTTTTTGACGACCGGTCACTGAATGCCCCCGTCGCTACCCCTCCTAACCGCCGCGCTGCGCAGGACAGCGTCGGGACGGTGCTGCGGCTGACAATGCTCGACACATTTAGGATCGACGGGATGCCGATCGGGGACGTGCAGGCTGGTGTGGCGCGGGCGTGGGCACGGCGTGAGGGACGCCATGTGCGCTGGGTCACGATGCTGACCTCGAACGTCCCCGCTGCCGATCCGATCCGGCGGTGGATCAGCGCGGAGGATGCGGACGACCTGTGGGCGCGCTCGGTGGAGGACGCCGATGGCTAGGAAACGCAAGACAGAGATTGCCGGCCAGCCAGGCGTTGGAGCCCATACGGTCAATGCCGGCAATACGGAGGCGGCCGGACAACACGCGGTAGCCAAGGGCAAAGTGCCGCTTTCGAGTGGGGAGGAGGGGGCCGAAGGTCAAATGGTCTCCAGGCGCACGGTGCCCCCTCCACCTCCTCCTCTGATCGCGGAGCTTATCGAATGGCAGCGACGCCGGGTGCATGCCATCCGCTCGCAGTCGCAGTGTGATCGATCATGCGATGCGTATGTGTCGCGCTACATCGGGTATCACGCTGGCCTGCCGGAGGCCGAGCGGCTGGCGCTGATGAAGCGGGCCGCGAAGATGCGGACCGACGTTGCGAAGTCTCGGGGCCACGATTGGTCTGAACCCCAACCAATGGCTGCCCCGGATGCGGCGGACGGCGGGGGCCGGAATGCTCGTGAAACCCACTTATCAACTGCCCCCGACGCCTGCTTGCCCATCATCGTCAATACGATCCAGTCACGCGCCGGGTGGGATGCAATGCGCGTGGATGCCGAGCGACGTATGCGGGAGATCGCTCGCTCATTTCCGATCTATGAACGCTGTACGGCGGTGGCCGGCTTTGGTGACCTTGGTCTCGCCTGCATCATCGCGGAGGCCGGCAACGATCTGACCACGTATCCGCATTATTACCATCTGTGGAAACGCCTCGGCCTGGCACCGTTCCGCGGCAAGGCAATGTCGCGGTTCAAGACCAATGAGCTGACCAAGGCTGAGTGGTCCGAGCTTGGTTATAACCCCACGCGACGCGGTAGGATGGCGGGCGATGTCGGGGCGCCGCTGTTCTTCGCCAAGGGCAAGAACGTCTATGGCGCTGTGTATGCCAGGCGGCGCGAGCAGACGGCGCTGACGCACCCCGATTGGACGCCAGCGCACAGCGATGCTGACGCGCGCCGGATCATGCTTAAGGCGCTGGTGGAGGATCTGTGGCGCTGGTGGCATGAGGCTGCGAAGGCTGCTGATCTGGCAGCGGCTGCATGAATATCGGGGCCGTCAACTGCTTGATGACCGCAGAGCCGATGCCCCGATGTCGGCGGGTGGAGGGGGCCAGCGTAAATGTGCATCCCACGATTTGTTTGCCCCCTCTGCTTGCTGACGAGATGGCTGGGGCCACGTTCATGCTGGGCACCGAGATGTGCATGCCCTGGCTATCCGTGTGGGTGGAGGGGGCCGAAGATGGTTTGCCCCCCGTGGACCAAATGCCCCCTCTGTCCGCTGGCGGACTGATCCTGGCCGATCATGTCGTGAATACCAGAGCTCGCGTGCCAGGATCATCGGACAGGCAAGCGGGGAGGGCCAGGGGCGTTTTGGATCCCAACAAACAGATGCCTTCCCCGCTTGTTCGGACTCGTTGCATCCGCCACAATGAAAACGCCCCAACCGTTGGAAGCGGCTGGGGCGCTGAAACTGGAACCATCGGTGCTGATGGTTATGCAACTGAGCAACCTGACGGGCTCATTTTGCATAGCCGTTGCCCCGCGTCAACGGAGCTGTGCCATGACAATCCCGACATACGTCCGCAACCGACCCGAGGGGCTGCGCCATCGCGCGCTGATCCGCCGCTGGATCGTGCCCCGACTGCGGCCTGGGTGCCGAATTCCATCGGCCGCGTGGATGGGGCGATTCCTGCACATCAGCGCCGGCGAGGGCGCGCGGCATATGCGCCGGGTGCTGGCCGAGGCGGGAATTCAAACCGAGACGAGGGGCGCCTGGCGCGAGCGGCGGACCTACGTCGTGGCCGTGGGGAGGGTCGCCCCATGACTCAGGAATACACCATAGCTGCCATCCCGACGCTCTACCGTGGCCGGATGTATCGCAGCCGCTTAGAGGCACGCTGGGCGGCGTTTTTCGATCGGCTCGGCTGGCAGTACGAGTACGAGCCGTTCGACCTGGGAAAGTGGTCGCCGGACTTCGCGCTGACTGATCCATTTGACGCGCTGATCGAAGTGAAGCCTGCCACTGAGCCTGACCTCGATCTGTTCGACCGTGTTCAGGGAGCGTCTCGGAACGGCGGCGCGGTCATAGTCACAAGGGTTGCGCCTGTCGTCGTCAACAATCTGGTGGAAGTAGGATGGTGGGCAGCGTCCTATATGCCCGTCGTTGTGGTGTGGGTGACCGAGCGAGATCGCCCGGCTTTCCGCGCAGATTTCTTCAGCTTCACCAGCGGCCTTGAGTCTTGGGTGTCAGGCACGATAGGGCACGGCCCGGCGGAGAAATTGCCCACCGTGTGGAATTACGCTGAGCACACGATGGGACTTTGGGCCGACGCCTCCAACGCGGTGCAGTGGGAGCCGAAGCAATGAGCAATGGCAACGGGCACCACTGGAGCAAGTTCTGCTGGCGAGACCACATGGCCGACCCGGCGCTGTGCGATTGCAGCCTGGCAGCCAAGGGCTTCTGGATCGGGATCTTGGCCCTGATGCACGAGAGTACGCCGGTCGGTCATCTGGCGATCGATGGGAAGCCGGTCACGGTGAACCGTATGGCGTCCTATGTCCGATGCACGGTGCGGCAGGCCGAGAAGGCATTGGGTGAACTGGAGGCGGCCGGCGTGTTCAGCCGCACTCCGGACGGCACGATCTACAGTCGCCGGATGGTCCGGGACGCTGAAGCCGCCGAGACCGCCAGGGCGTGGGGCAAGGCCGGCGGCAACCCCAACCTGAAGCCCAAGCCAAACGGTGCCAGCCACGGCCCTCCAGAGCCAGGGGGGGTTAACCCCCCCGTTAAGGCAGAGGGTTATCCCCCCCCTAATCCCACCCCCTTAACCCCACCCTTAACGGAGGGGGTTAACGGGGGGGTTATTCCTAGAGGTAGAGTCAGAAAAGAGACAGAAGAAGAGAAGAAAGTAAGTGTTTTTAGTAACTTACCTTCTTCTTCATCGGTACTCGCGCGAGTTGCGGCGGCCTGCGAAACGCCTCCCGTTGGCACGTTCGGCGCCGAACCGGAGCAGGAAACCGACGCGCCGGTTGAAAATCCAGCATCAAACGCGCTGCAAATCGCGACGCAAACCATCGTCGGAAAGCTTGCGCGGAAACTGGAAAGCTCCGGCAAAACTCCGATCGGCAAGCGCCCGCAGCTCACCGTGATCGAGCAGCAAGACTACGTGCTTCACGGCGAGGTCATCGAGGACGACAGGCCGGACGGGTGGGTGCCGCGGCGACCCGGCCCGCTCGATCCAGTGCGAACCCGCGAGCAGCAATACGCCGAGCTGCTCGGTATCTCGCTCGCAGAAGCCAGCGCCGCCCTCGGCCACCCGCAGACCGTCGAGCACGCCCCATGACCCCCCAGCCCCTCACCCAGCACGAGTTGGCAGACATGATGGCCACGCTCGGGCGCAGGCTCTACGACCGCCATCCGCACGACGTTTTGGTGTTGGCGGGCTTTCTCGCCACCAACGCGCTCCGCTGCTGGGCCCCCGAGGACCGCATCCCGATCGCCGGCGAATGGACCGACCACGTCCTCGCCACCGTCCGCGAGAGCCTGGATTGACGATGCCGCTTGACGCATCCGTGATGGCAGCCGTAGATACCGCAGCCCCCGTGGCCAACCACCTCGGGTGCTACAGCATTCGTTGGGCTTGCGTTTATACCCAGCCACAAGCCGAGACCTGGGCAGCCAGCAATCTCACCACCGCCGGCTACCGCGTCTGGTTCCCGACCAGCGTCGTCCAGCGCCGCGATCGAGCCACCCCGACTATCCGCCACGCCGTGACCGTCCCGCTGTTCCCCCGCTACGGCTTCATCGCGTTCGACCACCGCGACACGTCCTGGTCCCCGATCCGCGATACCCCAGGCGTCGTTGACCTCGTTCGATGCGGCTCGCTGCCGGCATACACGAACGCGGCGGCTGTGGAGAGGCTACAGGGCCTCCTGGCTCAGACCGCTACCCAACAGCCGGAAACCGGCCAGTGGGCATCAGGCGACGCTGTGGCGCCCCGGACGGGTGCCTTCATTGGCCACCCAGCCGTCGTCATCTCAGTCGACCGCGAGATTGCACAAATCGCCCTGGTGCTGTTCGGGGAATTGCGAACCGTCTCGATCGCCGTCAGCAGCCTCGTCCCACGCGACGCCTAGCCAGCCTCCAACGCCTCAACCGCGTCCAATGCGCGTCGCCCTGACTGTGAACCCCTCGTTGAGCAGCAGCAACGCACGTTCAATACGCTCCAACCGGTTCAGCACCTGACGCTGCTCGACAATCAGCCGCTCAATCAGCGTCTGCAGCAGCGCCAGCGACGGCTCAGTCATTCCTCGTTCTCCAGCCGGTCCATCACCTCAGCGCGCTGCTCACGCAACGCCGCCTGTGCTGCCCGCAGCATCCACACCGACAGCGACTGCCCAGCCCGCTCAGCAGCACGCCGGATCCGCTCGTCAAGCTGATACGGCACGTAGATCGTGATGCGGCAAGGCGTCGTCCGGGCATGCAGAAGGCCCAGGGGGCGATCCTCGCTCATCACGCAACACCGTTCAGGAACGTGTTCGCCGCTAGCATCGCAACATAATCAGCGCGTGCCGCCTTCGCGGTTTCCTTGTCGCCAGCCGCGTAGGCTTCCGAGGCGATTTGCGCATAGGCAGCCGCCGCATGCGCCGGCTTGGTGACATGATCCATGCACCCGGGAGCCTTCTCGTCCTGACGGAAAGCAAATGCCCGCAGCTTGGCAGCGAACTCAGCAAAGCTGGCGGCACGTTGGATACTCAGTTCGTCGGCCATCTGGTGTCTCCGGTTTCGATGTTGGTGGGGTCGCGTATGAGATACGAGGATCTTAGTGCCACCGTTGACGAGGACGGATGGACCCGCTGGATATGGCCGGTGCCGGCGGGCTATCGCTTTCGCTGCTGTGACTGCCAGCTTGTGCATGTGATGCAGTTCCGCGTGGATGACGGTGACGTTGGCATGCGGCTGCAGCGGGACAATCGAGCGACGGCAGCAAGTCGGAAGCGGCTCACGCCGCCTCACACATGAAGTTCCCAGCCCCATGGTTCTTGCCACCACAACTGCACTCGCACTTGAAGCCAGTCGCGTTCAGGCAACGCGCATCGCACTTGTGGTTGCTGGGGTTCGACTTCCGCTCGATCGCACGCTCCACCACCACCCGCCGTCCGTCAGTCGTCAGCCCCGTGAAGTGCTTCGCGCTGGTGTAGATCGAACCATCATGATGCACTGCGGTGAGCTGCCGGTCGGCGGTGAAGTAGAGGATGCGGGCCATCTGGTGTATCCGGTTTCGATGACCACATATAACCACAGGCGTGGATTGGTGTCAACAAGTATCTGCGTGTGTGGATGGGAAAAACAATCAATGAATTACAATGGCTGGCACCGGCGGCTACCGTGAAGGCGCAGGACGCAAGAAGGGCGTCCCCAATAAGATCAACGCTGACCTCAAGGAGATGATCCTTGGGGCGTTGTCCGACGCTGGCGGCCGCGATTACCTCGCACTGCGAGCCAAAGACACGCCAGCCGCATTCCTGACGCTGGTCGGCAAAGTGTTGCCCATGCAGCTCGCGGGCGAAGGTGGTGGACCAGTCACGATCAATCTCATCACCGGCGTACCAGACCTCGATGACGACGAACCGGAAGAACCCTGCATCCACGACCGATGAGCCAGCAACCCATCACTCTCGGCTATAAGCCGCGCCCACAGTTCGTCGCCTACCACAAGCGGCGCCAGCGCTGGGCTTGCATTGTTGCTCATCGCAGAGCTGGAAAATCCGTAGCCTGCATCATGGATCTTATCCATGC